TTGTTGCACCAGCTCCCGCGTCTTGCGATACACCGGGTAAACCCTTTGGTTCCTCTGTTTTGATTTCTCTAGCGGCTCTCTCTGCTGCTCTTAATCCTTGAAGTTGTGCGTTTAATTCAACCCTTCTTTCAAGAAGCCTTTTTTCTTGCCCATAATCAACAGGCAACAATGCGCCACCACCCCTAACTCTTTTTTGGGCAAAAGCCCGAAGTCTTTCGTCGGTTGTTCCAATATCTTTTTCAAGTTTCGCAATTTCACCAGCTCGTCCTTTGCCTAGTCCCAAAAAGTTCGCCAATTTGCGAGCCGCATCATCAATTGAAAACGCAATTTTTGCAAATGTATTTTGAAATTCAGCCCCGATTGGTCTTAGCAGGTTGCCAACCGATTCACTAAGTTTGCCTAGTGCCGTCTGCAGGCGATCACCAGCAGCTTCTGGACCTGATGCAATAATTTTTGCTGCTTCGCCATATTCGGAAAACAGCTTTTCGGAAAACTTTTGAAAATCAAGAAGACTTACTTGACCTTTCTCCAAGGCTTTATCAAGTTCTTGCGGAGTCATTCCTAAAGACTCGGCAAATAAAGTAAACGCGCCGGGCAGTCGTTCGCCAATCTGTTGACGAAGTTCTTCTGCTGAAACCTTGCCTTTGCTAAATACTTGAGATGTTGCGGTTAGAGCGGAATCAAGATCTTGAAGACTTCCACCAGTTCCGCGAATGCCAGCAGCAACACCTAGAAAAGCTTTTTCGGCATCAGCGACTGAACCACCAGCACCCTTGACTGAAGCGGTAAGTTTTGTAAATTGCCGTGTAATAATTTCTTGTGGTATCGCAAATTGACGACTTGTTTGATCAACAAAAGAAAGCGCGCGTTGATACTCGACGACATCTTTTGTGACAAGTTGCAATGCAAGACGTTGCTTGTTTATTTCAGCCGCGTAAACAGCAGTGCCGCCAAGTTGCTGTCTAAACATGCCAGCTTGCGCACCAATTGCGCCGCCAACAGCGGCTCCCGCTGGTCCGCCCATAAGCGCGCCAATGCCAGCGCCTAAAAATCCTTCTGGACCGCCAAATACGCCAGCAGCAGCTATTGCGCCAGTCGTTTGTGCAGCAGCAGCAAACCGACCACCACCACGGCGACCTTGAGCTTTGGCAACTTCACGCTCAAACCGCTGGGCTTCCCTAGTTGCTTCCCTAAATTGTGCGCTAGTGATATCTACATTGTTCGCCAATTCACGCCACGCACGGGCGTAATCTTGCAATCCAGCAATACTTTTTGTTCTTATTTGTTGATCAGAAGCTTTTAAAGTTCTCGCGAGATCATTGAACTTGTTGGTTGATACAACACTCCGCTGCGCCAAATCATTCAGCTTTGCGCTGAGTTGATTGAGAACAACATCACCTTCTTTCCTTACGCGAAGGCGGATTTCGGAGGTGATGCTCATTTGCTCCTCGTGTTCAGGACGGCAAGGGCTGCCATTTCCATCACCTGTATGCCTTCAAAAATGGCAACAGGATCCTTGACTGAATACAGCTTACAGAGCCATTCCAAACTCGGGTAGTTCAATCCGGTCAAACCCGCCATGCTCGTGTTCCACTGCGTCGTCATTCGCAGGAACATCAGCACTACATCCCAATTTTCTTCCCACACCTCACAGTGCTGCTCTACGGCTTGAAGCTTCGCAGCAGCAATCTGCTCTGGACTTGCACCCAAAGCCTTGAGATCAGCCTCACGTTCGTCAACAACGCCGCCTTTTGCCCAATACTCAGCGGCGGCTTTTAGTTTTTTGCCGCTGCTCCAGTCAGGCTGTCTGCATACGCCTGAATCAAGGCACGCAGCACATAGGGATCATCACAAAGCTGTTGCTTGTTTTTCTCGGTAAAAGGAATCGGCTTACCAGACTCATCGTTGATGCCTTCCCAACCAAGCAAAATCTCGCCAACAAGGGCATCATCACCCTTCTCGACGAGATCATTAAAACCGGATCGGCTGATCTTCTTGAAGACTGCTTCAAACGCTTGGGTTTCAAAGCGGTTGCCGTCAACTGGGACTTCAACCTTTACTTCCCACTTGTAGGAAGCAGTCTTCTTGAGGACGAATGCCACGTGGAATCAGGTGAAAACCAGCGAAAGCTCGTTGTTTCCAGCCGTGGTAGGCAGAGCCAAGTACGGCATCGACAGCGAGATAACGCCGTTGGTATCCCCATAGGATACTCCGGTAATATCCGTCTGGGCAGCGCTGAGGCTGAGAATGTTGCCAGCGGTTGCACCAAGTACCAAGTTGGTTGCGCCAGTGGTAACGCCAGCAGCCTTGGCGAAGTAATCAGTGGTGCCAACAGCAGGAGCCTCGATCACCGCAGTGCCGCCGGGTGCGCGGTTGGTGATGATCACCTCCTTATTGGAAGCGGTCTCCTTGTAGATCAGCTCATTGTTAAGAGCCAGATCAAAGGACTCAATACGCGCACTGCTTACACCATGGAAGGTGGCAGTGGTCATGTTGGTGTCGTTGACTTCAATTGCTGCAGCTTGGTTGGCAACAGTGAAGCTACCGGACAGGGCGGTGTCGTCAGGGGCGTTGTAAATGCCGATGAAGTTGAAGCTTGCAACGGCAAACTGACCAGCGGTGAAGTTGAAGCTCACCGAACCACGAGCGCCAGTGATCTTGTGGCGGGTGCCGTCGTAGAAGCAGTAGATCGTGGCTGAATCAAAGCTGCTGCTCACGCCTGCGTAGGTGACGCTGGTGGAGGAGACAATGGTTTCAGACAGACCGCAGGATTTCAGCAGCGGACCAAAAGCAGGAGCAGTACCAGCAGTACCAGAACCTGCAAGCTCAACGTCGAAAGTGACGCTCACTCGCTTATTGGCAACCAAGGTGCCGCGAGTGCTGTTGCCAATGAAGCCTTGATAAGCAGCAGCCTGAACGTTGTCTGACTCGATAGGAGTCACTTCAAGATTGGTGACCTGAATTGCGTCGGATCCACCTACAGGACTCGGATCAGTCCCATAGGTTGACTCAATCTTCGCAATCAGAAACTTCTTCCGAGTCAGTGCCATTGTCGGTGGGTGCGGGTGGTTCTGTGATCAGTGTAAGTTTCCCAGTTTTTGGGTCAAACAAGTAACTGCCGCCCGCGCCGGGATTGGGAACTTCCTTTTGGATTTTAGCCATGATGTTAGGCGCTGGTTAGATCAGTTCTACTCGTGCGATAACGCACTAAGTAATCCTGACTGATAATCCCCAAAGGAACATCAGCTTCGTACAGGCTGAAGTCAGTACGGTCAGGTGTCAAGTCAAGAGCTTTGCCATTGCAGGTTTGATCTGCCATCAACTTGGAATGGACAAGCTGTGTGTAGGCGTCGGAATCATCGTCAGGGACAGCCGCCCGCACCAACGTTGTGATCCGTACGCGCATTGTCCAATCCAGCTTGTCGTAAAAGCTGGTGTCAACCGGCTGATCGTTGACTGGTTCAATGATGATCGCTGGCACCTCGCCACGCGCTAAAGGCTCAACACGTGAGCGGTAGATGGTTGCAGTTGTAATGGCATCCAGATTGCTCTTCATCCGAGCAAGGATCTGCTCTCGTACGGTGTCAGCCATGATCAGGCAGAAGCAATTTGAACAACGCTGCAATGCACGCTAGGCGTTGCCGGACGAGTGTATGGGCTAGTAATTGCGGCACCAGCTTGCAGGTAAGCATCAGCATGGCTGGTTGCCCAAATCAATTCAACGTAATCACCAGCAGCAAGAAGCATTGCGTGATTAAGGGCAATCACGTTATTGCCCGGAACACCACCATGGCTTTCAATAACGCTCATTTTGGTTCCAGTGCTAGGAAGATCACCGCTAGAACCTGAATCATTTAGCCGCAGCCATACATTGATGTCGTGAATTACGGTATCATTATTTGATAATTGCAGAACAAATGTAAAGGCATAAATACCCGGATGCTCAACAGTGATTCTGGTATTGTTGACGACTCTAACGCCACGATTATGGATATCATCAACACGAAAAAGAACTGAAGTTGGTGTATCTGCGGTTGCGGTTTGATTGCTTGTATCTGCGAAATCTCCCCAATATCCCGCCGCGCCGTTATACGGCAATTGATTCCACGGCGTCTTACCGTCTCCGTTTTTCTTGGCTTTAGTATCGGTTTCAAACGCTGTTTCGCCGGGCAACAGCACAGGATTCAATGCTGCCCATTTAGCGCGCGTGTTGACCTTGGCGATACTCATGGCGGATCAAACCTTGGACAACAACAACTCAGAAAATACTCCGTCGTCAATTGCGCGATTTTCACGCACGGTGTACGACGAGCCACCGACAGTAATAGAAGTGCCGCGAGAGGCGGAACTCACATCAGAAGTTTTCGCCGTAAGCAAATACTCCCGACTTAGAGCCATACCTCCCGCGATCACATCCACAGGCGAATCCAAAATGCCAACAAATTCAGCACCAGCACCAATTTGGCAAGTAACGCCAAACTCGTCGGTGTTGAGAAATGCCAGCGTTTCAGAAAGCGCCATCAGGATCAAGCGCCGTACTTGACAGAAGCAAGACCGGTCAGTGACACAAAGCCAGTGCCGGTGCCACCAGCAACAGTCACGCTCGCTTTGATGTAGCGCTTCATGTCGTTGCTGTTCACATACAGCTTCTGTTGAGAAGCAGTGTTGGCTTCAGTGGTGGTAAAAGCGCCACCAGACACATCGGTGTAAGTACCACCAGAAGTGTCAGATTCGGTCAGCTTGACGGCATAGGTGATGCCAGCGCCACCGGCAGAAGCGTCAAGAACAAAAGCAATGTCGCCTTCGTAATCGAGCAGATCGATGGCAGAGCCAACACCAGTGGAAGCGGCAACAGCGTTAGGGCGTACCGCCAGCAGGGTGGTCTTAGACCCGAGGTTGTGGATCATTGGTCTTTCTCCGTTTGGGAGCGGGTTTGACAATTTGAGGCTCTTCTACAGCCTCGATCACGACTTCCTGAGGTAAAGGAGCGGGTATGGCTTTTTGGATGCCGATCAACAACAAGGCTGATCTTTTGTCGGTTTCGACAATGTCACCAGCTTTCACCTCTTTGAGGTCAACGATGGTGCTGCGAAGCATCTGAATGCGCATACCCGCTCCTAGTTATCAGGACAGTTTGCAGATGGACTCAGGATGACGGATAGCCACGTCATAGTCCTGCATGGCAACCACACGCACGGTGCCGGAGGCGGAACCGGTGTAGGGGTCAACCATGATGTCCAGACCGCTCCAGAAGCCGATCATGATGTCGCTGAAATTAGCGAACACCGCAGTGTTGTTCGGCATGGAGTTGGACACGTAAGCCGAGTAACCGTTGATGGTGTTGTCGGCTTCGTAAACGAACTGAGCAGTGTTGCTGGCTTTCTCAGTGGTCTTCAGAGTTCCGCGCAGAGCGGAGTTCATCAGATAACCAAGGGTGCCGAGCAGAGCGTTATCGGTGCTGAGAGCAGCTTCAGCGTTCACATAATCAGCGAACGTGGTGTAGCCAGACTCAGTGTTAATGCCGGTAACGTTCAGGAAGCCCAGGGGATAGGAACCGGTGCCGGTGCCGTTGATGGCTTGGTTCTCAACCTCGATAGCAATCTGCTGAGCCAGGTCACGACGAACGAGGTTTTCGATGTCGATGCTGGACTGAAGCAGAAGGCGACGGCTGTAATCGGTCAGCGCACCGATAGTCCGGGGCTGCATTGCAACCTGATCCACGGTGAGCTGGGACTCGGTGATGGCACCGGATTCAGCCACGTGGTAGGTGGTAGCGCCACCCGATTGACGGGGAATGGCAACCATGCCCTGCAGACCGGTCATGATGTTGGCACCTGCTTGCTGCAGCACCAGCGACTTACGGAGCAGATCGATGAAGCTGTCGCTCATCAGATCGGTAGCCACCAGATCACCACCACCGGAAGCAGAGCCGACAGTCAGATCGCGACGACCAAAGCCCAGCACATCGGCGGGGATCAGGATGCCACGAGCTTCCTTACCGGATTTCTCCTGAGCAGCACGGCTGACTTCGAGTTCGAAACCAGCAGCACGCTGAGCTTCAGCGCTGTTGGGGTGAGCCAGAGCGTTGATTGCACGCACGAAGCTGTAATCACGACGCTCTTTGGTGGACATGCCGATTTCGGCGTCCTTAGCGTTGATGGGCTTTTCCTGCACACCCATCTTTTCGAGAAGGGCGGTACGAAGCTCATCGAGGCTGCGGGAGTTAGCGATAAACTCCTGAGCCAGTTCAATGTTCTTGGTACGTTGACCAAGGGCGATCATGTCGGCTGCTTCCTTCGCCTTGGCTTGTACAGCCTCAGCGCGGATAGCCTCAACGTTGAGGTTTTGATCCACGGTAATAACTCCGTTGGGGTTGTTTTCCACGGCTGACGCCGTATCTACGCCTTCATTATTAAAGGCGCTGCGACCAATGCCAACCGATTGATCAGCAGGCACGGTCACCAAACTGATTTCAAACGGCTGAAAGTTGGTAGCACGATAAGTCACTGGTGAAGTGGACTCATCGGCTTCCATCGCATTGATCTTGTAGCCGAAGCTGACGTTACGGATGATTCCATCCTTGATCAGCTCCTGCATCTCGCGACCTAGATCATTGTTCGCGAGTTTTACACGTGCATACGCACGCTTGTTCTTGATATATGCCTTTTGAACAACACCAACAATCCGATCTGGATCGTGCTGATAAAGAAGAGGTGCGCCGTCATTAAGACGAGTCAGATCCATGGATTTTGAATCCATGTTTAATACTTCCATCCCGTAATAACGCTCTACGGGTGCCTCGCTGGCAAAGGGAAATTCAAGGGTGCGATCTTCGTCAGCACTGCGGAATTCAGCAGTGAAAGAACGCTTTACAGTCTCGCCTTCAAGGAAACGCAACGCCGAAATCTTGCGGAGTTCAGAGAACTTATGACCAACCATGGTCTCAGTCTCTTCGTAATTGCCATCTTGACGGCGATACACGCGAATTAAAGCAGCGGGATCTTCTTCCGATGCATTGATGCTAAATGACGAATCAGGAACGCCAAGCACACCTTCACGCATTACATGTTCGATTTTCCCGCGTGCAGTGCCACCGCTGGAATCCCATTCGACAAAATCACCAACTTTCAATGCATCAGGTGCAGCACGCTCTTCTTCGCGTTCACCAGTTGCTTCTTCAAACATCATCGGATCAAAGTCATGATCGCTAAGCCACTGACGTGCTTCTGCGGGTGTAAAGCGATCAGCATCAAACCGGATTGCTTGTAGTTCGCTGGTGCCTTCTTTAATGCCATAAATTGCATCGATACCAGCGCCAAATTCATCATTGACGCGGCGGATGCTGTCGTACTGATCAGGATCAGTCAGGCGTGCAGCATGCTCGTTGGGATAAGGGCGACCATCCTCAACCACCTCAACCTCAGGCGCAGATCGAGTCTGCTTGCCAGTGGGCGCAAAGCCTTTTGCCTCGCGTTTCATGAGTTCCACGAATGCTTTGCTCATCAGTCTATGTCTTCCAATTCAGGTTCTTCTACATGTTGTACCGGATGTTCGGTGGGTGGTACAGGAGTCGGTTGAGTGACACCGTTATTGGAAACCTGTGAAGGATCGGTATCAAGGACAATGCCAAGCTCATCAGCAACAGCCAGTTCATGCTGCCGTTGACGCATCTGATCCTCGAAATCACCGCCATGTAAAGCGATGACTTGAGAAAGGGTCATGATGCCGCTGCGGATCAGCTCCTTGTAAGCAGCCGCTTCCTTCTGTGGATCAACAAACTGAGCAGCAGGTGCGATCCACTTTGCTTCCTCGTATCGTCCAGGATTTGATTCAAAGCCGGGCAGATCCAGTACACCAGCCAAAACTGCCATCTCAAGCCAACGCTCGTAGACCTCTTCGCACAGCGATTCGATCAAATACTGCTGCAGCACCTTGTAGTGCGTGCGAGTTTCAAGCAGCTCTAAGCGCGAAGAGCTGTAATTGCTTTGCGAGAAATCTGAGCTGACCTGCGTATAACTACAGCCAATCCCAGCAGCCACAGCTCGCAGCATTTGCTGGACAAAAGGAGTAAATGCATCATCAGGGCGATTGGGAGTGAAGAATTGCATTTCTTCGCCCGGTGCCAATCGACGGATGCTGCCGGGAGAGAAATCGAGGACAGACTCCTGATCAAACGTGCCATCTTCAAACAGCTCCTGATCCGGCGTTTTAACGAACGCCATCATGCTGCTGCTGGCACGGGCAGCGACGATCTCCGCTTCTTCGTATCCAGACAAATTACGAAGGCGCATGATCGCCGTAGCAAACGCGCTAACACCACGCGTCTGACCCGGACGATCGATCAGATACAGGTGGATAACGTCATCAGCGGGAATGCGAATGCGCTTTTTGACTGCCTTCTGCGCGTAGCTGAATTGATAATCGCCAGGGTGGTAATCAAAGAAGTGATAAGCAATCGGGCGTCCCCACTTATCAATTTCAACACCCATCCGAATCTCGTTGCCGTCTTTCGTGATGGTGTTGTAATCGTCGTCCAGCAGATCCGATTCGATCAGCTCAAGACCAAGCGGCACCTTGCTGTTGCCAAACGATTGACGAACAAGGCGGATAAACACCTCACCCGATTCGAGCATTGAGGTGACAGCAAGGCGTTGGATGTCGTACCAGCTCAGCTTGCCGCCAACATGACAGCGCTTGGCGCTTGTCCAACGATCAAATTCTTCCTCGATGCGGCGGTTGATGTCATCAGCAAGGCGTCCACCACGCTGCATGCGCACTTGCGCCTGATGACGAATACCAGTGCCGACAACGTTATTTTTTACGGCACGAAGCGCAGATTTTGCGAAATCTGAATCGCGAACAAGCTGCCGTGCGCGGTTCCGCAACATGCGGATGCTGCCGCGAACTTCACTATCAGCAGAAGTTGCCTGACTGATCCAGTCAGAAGTAAGGCGATTGTTTTGTGCAGCGGCATAAGCACGCTTGAGGTTCCAGTTTTTCTCTTTCGCCTCTTGCAGTTGCTTACGCAACGCGTTGGTACGACCAAAGCCCAAGAAAGCCATTAACGGAACCTCACTTTGGCGAGACCGGGATTGCCAAGACCCTGACGGATCTTTTCACGGCGTCGCTCCATTGCAACCTCATTTTGCAACGTGCTGCGCAATTCGAGCAGCTCAGTCATCTTGTAACGACGAAGGCTGCGACCACCGATGCTGTATTCCTGCACCATCCCGCCTTGGGACAAGGTGCGGATTGCAGCTTCGACATAGCTCAGATCGATTTCTGCGCGGCTGCGATCATCAAATGCACCGGGCGTACCGGTGTAAACGGCTGAAGCCTTGACAGTGAATTGACCGCGACCTGCGGTGTATTGCGTGCTGTCAGTGGCGTAGGTGGCAACTGCCTGCCAAGTCCACAGCCCAGCATCAAAGTTGGCAGTGGTGGCGGCGGGAACAGTGATTCGCCAACCATCACCCTGAGCGGTGCCGGTGATTGTTGTGCCTTCAGATGCTGTATTTGTGCGGGCGTACCACTTCATCGTGTACGTGCCGCTGCTGATGACAGTGCCGATCGCATCCTTGAACGAAGGCACGTCGAACACGACGGTATCGCCTGCGTAAATCAAATCCGGTACAAGGATGCTCACCAGCTTGTCACAAATGAGGATGCTCGCCTCTGAAGTCTACGTTGCGGCGGGCGGTATGGCGACTCCTGCTTGACCTGTTGCGCTTGTACGTTTTCATCCTTTTTCGGTGCATTTGTAGCAGCACGCTCAAACTGCTCAAAAATCGTGTTCCTGTTAAATCTCATGTACAGGAAGTGCAACGCGGCATAGCTGTAAACAAAGCAGTCCAATGCCTCGTTGCGATCACCTGCCTTTTTCTTCCATTCCCGAATGGCGAAACCCTTGACGTAGCGGACAACCTGACGTTCGCTCGTAAGTTGCTTGAAATATTCCTGACCCGCTTCCGCGTGGAAGTGAATATACCCTGCGCCAACCTCGTTGTGTTTCATCCTGCCGAACAGGGTTGATTTGATCGTGTCAGTACCGACGGGAAATACCTCAGCCGAATTCTTCAAAACTTGACCTTTGTAGTTAATATCAACCTTGGAAGGCTTCCCTATCGGCGGTTTGTTCCGCACTGACTGTCCTTTCAAAGCAAACACTCCTTTTCCCTTTCGACTTCTGGCATACGCATACACTTCGCTTGTGAAGTGACCGCCAGAGTCCACTCCAATTGCCGCAACTTTGAGTCTTCCACCGTCGGCATGCGGGTAGTCCCTTAGCAGTAGGTCATCAACTTGTTCCCACAACTTCTGTCCGGCTGGATCGCCGTAAATCTCTGTGTGGCTGACCAACCAGCACTCCTCACCAGCACCCCACGCATACAGTCCGACAGCGACCCGGTTGTCCTGTACATCAACGCCAGCGGTCAAGATGCTGGCACCACTGGGAACCTCGCTAGCGGGGTAGAACTCGGCTCGTTCCGAAAGGCTCTCCGCCCCAAGTTTTGCTCCCGTCTCCTCTTCCCAAGTCTCGCCCAAGACAGTATTGACAAAGGTCTTGAGCAACGGAGCATCGTTCTTCGCACGTAAAAACTCCGTCACGATTTCTTCCCAGCTCTTCCATCCCAGTGGTGAATAGAGAGAGGACAAATGGAATCCAACCGTCCGTGCATCTTGGCTTGTAGCAGTCGCACGCCATTCGCCTTTGCGAAGCATTTCGCTCTTGTAATGCTCTGGTATGTGGCACCCGCAAGCCTCGCAGACATACGCAGCAGTCTTTGGATCACCGTCACGCCACTGCAGATTTTTCCACTGCAGCCATTGCATGTGATTGCAATGTGGGCAAGGCACGAAGTAGCGCCTTTGATCCGACGCCAAATACTCCGTTTCAATCCTGCTCGTATCTTTTACCGTTGGCGTCGAAGTCAGAATGATCTTCCGCCGACTGAACGTTGAAGCACGACGTTCCGCCAATGCACAAGGGTCTCCTTCACCGTCCACATCAGACGGGAAAGCATCAACCTCATCAAGAAGCACCCAGCGACAAGGAGCAGAACGTAAGCCCGTAGCGGAGTTGGCACCCGTAAGTAGAAGGATCCCGCCGGGGAATTCCTTGCTGAACATCGTGTTGCCTGAATCGCGGCTTCGAGCGGGAGCGATCTTTGCTGCGAGGCAGGGTGTTTCATGAATCAGCGAATCCAATCGCTGTTTACTCAATCTTTTAGCCATCTCGATTGTTGGCTGCACGAAAAGTGCTGGACCGGGAGCATGGGCAATCATGTAACCCACGACGTTGTTGATGCCTTCGGTTTTACCGAGCTGCGCACCTGCCATGAACACCACCTTCTGCACGGCGGAGTTGGCGGACATGCAGTCCATGATTTCCCGTAGGTAAGGCGTGCGATCTGTGCGCCACGGACCGGGTTCAGCAGATGCCTTGTTGCTGAGCATCCGGTACTGATCTGCCCACTGGCTGACTGTTAGATCAGGGTCGGGCTTGAGACCATCAACAAACGCGGTGCGGTAGATCAGTGCGCCGTCACGCATCGGTCAAGCTCTCCAACGCCTTGCGGATTTCCTCCGTCAATGTTTGGTGGATGATCACCGGATCAGATTCTGCTGCCATCTGATTGCTGACGCGATCGGGGATGTTGCTCAGGGCATCCCTTACAGCACGTGCAGCCGAAAATGCCTCACGCTGCACGCGAGACACCTCCACCAATTGCTCCTCCTTGACCTCAAGATCCAGCCGTGCCAGCTCTGCGCGGAAATGTTCTGACTTTGCACGACTCTCATTGAAACTCGGAATCTCAAGCTCATCTGATTTCTTGCGCGTGGGACTCACTGAGACAAGCGGGTTGCCTTCTTTGTACGCCTTGATCGCGGCTTCCTTGTCCCAAGCGATCTTGTTGCGATCAACCGTGAAGCAACCTTCAAACCTGCCCTGGCTCTTCATCTGGCTGATCCGCGCCTGCGTGATCCCCAGTGCCTCAGCGAGTTCTTTGGTGTTGCAAGTGTGCATAGGCGCAATTTAAGCGCAACAGCGACGTTTTAAGCGAAATAGCCTCCGACAGCGTTTTCTTGGCATATAATTGTCAGCTTTTCGATTTTGGGCGTCTTAAGGGTCTCAGATGCGTCCATGCTGCGACACGCATAATTC